CGGGTGTGCCGGCGGGCCGGGCGGAGGCTACCGGCCAGGCGTACCCGGTTACGGTTGCGGCGTCCGGTGTTACGCCGGCGGCTGGTAACGCGGCGGGGTCGGGCCTGGCCGGGCCGGTCACCCTGGCCGGGTCGGTGGCGGCGGCCCTGGCCTCGGCGGCTGGCGCGGCCCCCCACGTCACCCTGGCCGGGTCGGTCCGGGCTGGTGTGGCGTCGGCCACGGGAACGGCCCCCCCGGTCACCGTGGCGGCGTCGGTCCGGGCTGGTGTTGCGCCGGGGACGGGTACAGCACCGGCCCCGGCGGCGGCTCCTGCTGCGGCTCCGGTAGCGGGTTTGGCGGCTGGGTCGGGGTCGGCCCCGGTGGTCACCCTGGCAGGGTCGGTCAAAGCTGGCGTGGCGGCGTCCACCGGCACAGCCCCGGCCCCTGTAGCTGCCCCGGCGACTGCCCCGGCGGCCCCGGTAGCGTCCGGCACGGGTACGGCACCGGCACCGGCCCTGACCCTGGCAGCGTTCCCCCCGGTGGGGGTGGCGGCCTCGGCCGGCACGGCCCCCCCGGTCACGGTGTCAGTGTCGGGGTCGGCGTCGGCTGTGGCCGGCGTGGCGCCGGGCACGGGGTCGGCCCCGGCTGTCACAGCCCTGCCGGGGGTCATGGCGGCGGCGGGCCTGGCAGCGGCGGCGGGGACAGCTCCGGTAGTGGCGGCGGCTCTGGCCAGGTCGGTCACGGCTGGGCTTGCGGCTGGCACGGGTACGGCTCCCGTCCCGGTGCCGGCCCCGGCGGCTGCTCCTGTAGCGGGCCTGGCCGCGTCGGCGGGGTCGGCCCCGGCTGTGGTGGCGGCGGTCACCCGGGCTGTCCCGGCCGGGTTCGGGGCGGCCACCGGCACGGCCCCGCCGGTCACGGCCCTGGCCTCGGCGGCTCCCACGGTCCCGGCGGCCACCGGCACGGGCACAGCCCCCCCGGTCACGGCGTCCGCTGGCACAGCGGCCTCCCCGGCGGCGGGCCTGGCATCCGGGACGGGCACGGCACCCCGGCCTGTTGCGTTCCCGGTGGCCACCCCAGCCGTCCCTGTAGCGGCCGCTACGGGCATAGCACCCCAGCCGGTAGCCCAGCCGGCCCGGTTCGTTCCCGCCGGCCCGGCAACCGGCTCGGGGTCGGCTGGCCCGGTCCTGGTCCTGGTGGCCGTCCGCCCCTCGGTTCTGGTGGCGGCGGCTGCCGGCATAGCGTTCGCGGCTACGGCCCCGCCGATGGTGGCCCCCGGTGGCCTGGCCCGTGTCACGGCTGGCCCGCCTGTCCCACGGTGGGAGGCTGGGACCGGGACTGGCCGGTGGACGGCCCGTGAACCGGCAACCCGGTGGACGGCCGGTCAGCCGTCCCGGCGTTACGATGCGGTCAGCCCGTCCGGCCGGTGGACGGCCGGTTCACCATAGGGAGACGCCATGCGGCTGATCACAGGGTCCAAGGAGTACGTCCAGGTCCCGGTGTACGGACCACAGGGCGTGGACCTGACGGGGTTTGTGGTGGAACTGGCCATGGTCCAGGAGTCTCACGGGGAACCCGGCCCCGCCGACCCGGCGTGGACTGCGGGAACGTGGATCAACGGCCTGGCGTCGGTCCTGGTGGATGCGGCGGTGTCGGGTCCGGGGGATTACGTGGTGTATGCCCGGGTGACGGCCAACCCGGAAAAACCGGTGGTCCAGGCGGGCCGGGTCCGTATCGGCCCGGCCCTGTAGCACGCTACAAAGTAGCAAAGTAGCAACCCCCATGGCCCAGACTGTTTCGGCGTATGAGTACGCGGCCCGCCTGTTTGAGGCGGGTGCCCGCCGGTATCCGACCCCGGGTGCCCTGGCCCTGGCCCTGGACCCGGCCACCCGCCGCAGCCCGGCCCTGGACCTGATCGACGCCGAGCTGCTCCGGTTTTTCACCACCACCGAGGCGGACGCCCTGGAGGTGTCCCTGCCACCCCAGGAAGGCAAGTCCCAGCGTGTCTCCCGCCGCACCCCGGAATGGCTGCTCGACCATGACCCGGCCCTGCGCATCGCCATGGTGTCTTACGAGCTGGACAAGTCGGTCCGGTGGGGCCGGGACATCCGCAACGACATCGCCCAGCATCCGTGCCGCACAGGCCAGGGCTCGGCGTGCACGGATGCGGACTGCCGGGGCCTGCATATCGACATCCGCCGGGACAACTCGGCGGCGGGCCGGTGGGGCACACCCCAGGGCGGCGGCCTGTACTGCGTGGGCATCGGCGGTGCCCTGACCGGCGAACCGGCGGACGTCATGATCATTGACGACCCGGTGAAGGACCGGGGCGCGGCGGAGTCGGACACTGTGCGGAACTCCACGTGGGACTGGTGGGAGTCGGTGGCCCTGCCCCGCCTGGCGTCCCCGCCCAAGGTCATCCTGGTGATGACCCGGTGGCATGAGGATGACCTGGCGGGCAGGATCGCGGCCCGGCCTTCGCCGCTCCGGTGGAGGCGGCTGGTCATCCCGGCCATAGCGGAGCCCGGGGACCCTCTGGACCGGGAACCCGGGGAGGAACTGGAGTCGATCCGTAACCGTCCCCCGGGTTACTTCCGGGACCGCCGGGCCACCATGTCCCCGTATGTGTTCGCGTCGATTTACCAGCAGAAGCCCACGGCGGCGGCGGGCAACTTTTTCCGCCGGCCTACGTTCCGGTACTGGCGGCCGGCTCCGCCGTGGGATGACGGCCGGGAACGCATCGACCGGGAAGGTGTCCTGTCCACACTGGTGGACTGCTGGCGGTTCGGCACCGTGGACGTGGCCGGGTCCACCAGGACCTCAGCGGACTGGACGGTGGTTTCGGCGTGGGCGGTCACCCCGGAAGGGGACCTGGTGCTCCTGGACCGGGCACGGGACCGGGTGGCGGACCATGACCATTTCGCCCTGGCCCGGCCCCTCATCCACAAGTGGAAACTGGACACTCTGTGGGTGGAGTCGGGGTTTTTCGCCTCGACCCTCGTCAGCGATGCCCGGGACGCCAACATCCCGGTTGCCCCCCTGGTGGCGGACACCGATAAGGTCACCCGGGCTATCCCGGCTGCTGGCAGGGTCCATGCCGGGCGGGTATGGTTTCCTGCTGAGGCACCATGGCTTGACGATTGGTGCGATGAGCTGGCGTCGTTCCCCCGTGGAACACACGATGACCAGGTGGACACCCTGTCCTATGCGGCCCGGGTGCTCACCGCGTCGTGGACACCAGCGAAATCACCGCCACGGCAAGGCCTCGACCCGCACCAGCGGGCGGTGGCAGAGGCCCACAGGGCTGCTACCGGGGATGGACGTTCGGATCTGGACATCATGAACGTCCCGTACTGAGAGGCCGGCCATGGTCACGACGGGTGCCCCCCTTCGTGACATCGGCTCGCCTGACCTGTTCTGGGGTACGTGGGGTCAGGGGTTGCTCACCGAGTGGTGGGAGACCTCGGCTGATCTGATCTGGCCCAACTCGGTGATCACGTACGGCCGGATGCGGCATGACCCACAGTTGCGGGCGGTTCTGTCGGCGTACCTGCTGCCTCTCATCCGGGCTACGTGGATGGTGGACCCGGCTGGGTGCCGGGATGAGGTGGTCCAGCGGGTAGCCGATGATCTGGGAATCGCGGTCAAGGGAACTGACACCCCACCGGGGCCGGCCCGCCGCCGTGGTGTCATCTGGCAGCGTCACCTGCGGGATGCTCTCAAGTACCTGACGTTTGGTCATGCGGCGTTTGAGCTTCGCTACCGCCTGGACGGGAACGATTTGCGCCTGGATAACCTGGGTGCCCGCATGCCGTGGACTATCGCCCAGATCCGCATGAACCCGGATGCGTCCATCGCGGAGGTTGTCCAGACCACCCAGAACGAGCCGATACCCGGTAACCGGGTCATCTGGTATGCCAACGACCAGGAGGGGGCCAACTGGGCGGGCACGTCGATCCTGCGCCCGGCCTATGGTGCGTGGCTGCTCAAACATGAGACGTGGCGGGTCAACGCCACCAGCATCCGCCGGTTTGGGATGGGTGTCCCCTCGGTGGAGGCCCCGGTTGGGGCTACGGCTCAGATGGTCGAGCAGGCCCGGGACCTGGCGGCGGCCATGCGGGTCGGGGATCAGTCCGGGGTGGGTCTCCCCTCGGGTTTCAAAGTGGCCCTGACAGGCCTGACCGGTTCCGTCCCGGACGCCCTGGGGTTCATCAAGTACCTGGACCAGCAGATGTCCAAGATGGTCCTGGCCGGCCTGATCGACCTGGGCCAGACCGAAACGGGGTCCCGGGCTCTGGGACAGTCGTTCCTGGATCTGTTCCTGCTGTCGTTGCAGACGGTGGCTGATGATGTGGCGGTCACGGCCACGTCCGGTCACATGGGCGGGGCCATGCCCGGCATTGTGACGGACCTGGTGGACCTGAACTGGGGCGAGGACGAGCCGGCTCCCCGCGTCCTCTGCGCGGACATTGGTGTCAACTATGAGCTGACGGCTGAGGCGGTTTTCCGGCTGGTCCAGTGTGGTGCCCTGGCCCCGGACCCGGCCCTGGATATTGCCCTGCGGGAGCGGTGGAATCTCCCGGAGCGCACTACCCCGTGGGAGCCCACGTCCAAGGGCATCCCGGCCCCGGGGGCACCCGTGGACCCCAACGCCCCGGGCGGGGAAGATGTCACCCCCACAGCGCCGGCGCCGGCCAAGCCCACCCCGCCGGCGCCGGCCCCCAAGGCGTCCGGCCGGTTGCGGGCGGCTGCCCCGGCTGGCCTGCGCCGTCAGCTCACCGCTATCGAAGCCAAGTCGGGGTTTGCCCCCCTGGACCACCAGGCGGAATGGTCGGCGGCGGTGGATGGTGTCCTGGCGGCGTACATGGCCGTGGTCCGGGCTCAGCGAACGTCCCTGATCGACCAGGTGACGGCGGCGGTGGAGGCCGGCAAGATCGCGGGCCTGGCCCTGCTCAAAGCCTCGGCTAAGGACGGGGCCACCATCCTGGCCGATGCGATGGCCAAACTGGCGGACACGTCGGCTCTGCGCATGGTGGTCGAGGCGGAGACCCAGGGCGTAGCAATCGACATCGGCAAGGCCAGGATCGACCAGGCCAAACTGTCCACGGTGGCCACGGCCAGGGCGACGATGGCGGCGGGCAACCTGGCCCACCTGGCCGGTACTAAAGCACTGTCGGTGGTCCAGGCGGCCAAGAAGGACCGCAAAGCCCAGGCGGCGGAAGTAGCGGACCTGGTGGATGTGTTCCTGTCCGGGGTGTCTCCCACCCCCTTGCGGGATCAGATCGGCGCGGCTCTGTCGGTGGCCCAGATGGCCGGCCGGGTGGCTGTCCTGGAGGCGGCCCCGGCGTCGGCGGGTGCCGCGGATTATGTGGCGTCGGAAGTCCTGGACGCCAACACGTGCGGCCCGTGCCTGGATGAGGACGGCCATGTGTTCGGGTCCCTGGCGGATGCGGAGGGCGCGTACCCGTCCGGGGGGTTCCTGGAGTGTGAGGGGTTCCTGCGCTGCCGGGGCACTGTCGTAGCGGTGTGGGAGGGCGGGTGACTTCCCCGGCCCTGGTCACCATGCCGGCTCTGTCCACCATCCCCGGCGTGGACCTGATCGCCACCGGGGAATGGAACCTGTCCACGGGTCCGGCCACGTTCACCACCGAGGATCTTCGGGCGGCGGTGGACGCCTCGCAGTGCCCGTCGATCGGCCTGCCGATGATCAAGCTGGGTCATGTGGACCCCCGGTTTGACGGGGAACCTGCGGTGGGCCGGGTAGCCAACCTGGCCCTGGCAGCGGAAGGCAACAAGATCACGGGGGACCTGGTGGGCATGCCGGGGTGGCTCGGCCCGGTCATGCCCTCGGCGTACCCCAACCGGTCCGTTGAAGGCCTGTATGACGTGGTGTGCCAGCAGGGTCACGCACACCCGTTTGTCCTGACGGGCCTGGCCCTGCTCGGTGTCACCCGCCCCGGCATCGGGGTCCTGTCGTCCCTGGAGGACGTGGCTGTCCTGTACGGGGTGGCCGCGTCAACTCCCCACGTCTCGGCTGGCCGTCCCTGGACAGTCCAATCCTCTGGAGGAGCCATGCCCCAGCCGCTAATGGCTGCTGGTGTCACCGTCGATGACGTCCGCCGGGCCTATTTCGACCAGCCCAACGTGGGTTACGCCATGTGGATCTGCGAAATGCAGCTCGACCCGGCCCAGCTCATCGTCTGCGACGACGCAACCGACCGGGTGTACCGGGTGCCTGTGACTATCGCCGGGGAGGGGGTCACGTTCGGGGACGCCCAGGAGGTAGAGGTGGAATACGTGGACGTGGCGGCGTCGGCGGGGGTCCGGGCTGGGGCGGTCCTGGCGGCGGCTGGCCCCCGGACGGTGGCGGCTTCGTGGCCGGCCCGCCTGGCGTCCCGTGCTGGTGTCCCGGGCCGGGGAACCCCGGCGGAACGCCTGGCCCGTCTCGCTGGCATCCGCCTGGCCCTCGGCCGGGTGTCAGCGGCCACGGACACCGACGCGGATGAGGACCCGGCGGCTCTGCTGGCGTCCCTGGACGCCACCCTGGACCAGGCGTCGGCCCTGACGGCGGACACGGACCGTTCGGG